AGATGATTATGCAGCAACGGCTGTTATCAAGCTTTGGGATGGTTGCGGTGCTATTTTAGAAAAATGGGAACTTAAAGATTGTTGGCCAACTTCAGTTAACTTTGGTGATCTGGATTACTCTAATTCAGAAGAAGCCACCATCGAACTAAGTCTTCGTTACTCTGACGTTACTTACACGCCAGAATGTCCTAACTTCCAAATCAATCCTTGCTGCACTGGTTGCGGTGTTGGAGAAGGTATTGATGAAGAAGAAGAAAACGAGTTGAATTTGGTATAATCCCTTACAGGATACTCTGATAAATGGCGGTGACGGAAACCCCTAATCCGTCGCCGCTTTTTTTATAGGAATTCATAATGCCTGAAAAAATGGGCCTTCAATTTGGTCTCGAATCAAGTGCTAACAAAACATGCAAACGAAAGTTTCGCTGGTTGTTCAGAATACCTGAAGTATCTGCTGATGGAATAGACACACTTCCTCCTCTAAAATCAGCCAGACCAACCTTGCTCTTTAAGGAAATGGTTGTAAAGCATCTAATTGAAGATGTTTATTATCCTGCAAAACCAGATTGGAAGCCAATACAAATCACCTTATATGATCTCAAAGAAAATACTGCCCCTGCCGGGACAACTGGAAACAGAACCAGAAACTTAATGTTTCAATGGATAAGAGAATTCTATAGACCCGGAACAGGTCTTGGAGAACTTGATCTGCCCAACGAAAGAAGATTCATCAAGACCTGCACATTGACAATGCTTGATGGATGTGGAGAGACTGTTGAAACATGGGTGTTTGAAGACGCTTGGCCGCAAAGCACTAACTTCCAAACACTAGACATGGGAGACTCAGGGATAGCCACAATAGACATATCCCTCAGATATGCACGAGCATACGTAGAAGACAATGGAGGGTCAGATATAGCCCTCAGAGATAACCCAAGGAATACACCGCAAGGAAGAAATGCTCAAATAGCTTTCACATCATAGCTCTTCTTCTTCGCCCTCTTCATCTTCTTCATCTTCTTCTTCTTCTTCTTCGTCGTCGCCCATAAAGTCTATTTTGAGAATGTCTTTCATTTCTGCAAGAGCATCTTCTAATTGTTTGCTCTTCCATCCAAGTTTACGAATTGTAGCAGATTTGTTAAGTCTGCCACGTTTTGTGTAACAATCAGATTCGTTATCTAACAGGCATTCCACAAGTTCCGTATATCCATTTTCTTTAAGCTTTTGTATGATCTCTCGCATCTCAATAGCATAAACCGGGTTTCCCGTATTCATATTTTTATTCATATACATATAGACTACCACATATTGTTACGACTTTCAAGGCCGCTTCTAGCATTGTTGGATTGTTCTCTTCCATTCCTAATAACAATGTGGTCAAACCTTTCTTGTAAGAAACCACGATATCGTTTTTTCAGTTCATTATAATTACGAGCACTTCTGTAAAGTTGCCTGAAATGGTTCAATATACAGGTGCTCATGTAATTAAAGGCTTTTCCTTTTCTTGGATCAAATCTATCAATCTTCTCAAAGCAGATAAGAACTCCTTCTTGAACAGCATCATCCATATCAATTCCATTAAACTTGGCCCAATTTGCTATGTTTTCGGATAGCACGTAAAAGGCGTAAGCTAATTGGTCTTGAAAGTCTTTGAAGCTGGCTTGAGACTCCTCATAGTCTTTGAGAGTCTTTTCAAGATGCTCTTTTTTAGAGTCATCTTCGTATTTAAGAAGGCGACGATTATAGGTCTGCTCAATATCTTCATGTATGAATTGATGCTTGACTCTTTGTCGCTTGTAGAATTGAAATGACTTAATGATAGACTCGAAGGTCTTGTTGTTGAGATATTCGCTGGCCAAATTTCCTCCCAATGGTGGTGCTAAAAGGGTATTTATATATTGTTTGTGCGGCCATTTTTTATCAAAGATCCTTCTTATACTGTATGAACATAGTAAAACTATACTCAGAATTGCAAACAAATCCCAACAACCTTAAGGCTTACAGGATGTTGGCAGAGCATTACAAAAATTGTAATATGGAAAATGAGCACCAAGCATTCTTGGAACTAATTGATAGGAAATTCAATGACAACAGTTCAAATACTGACAAAGAATAATGCTAAAACAATAGCAAAAACCCTTGACTCTATACAATCTTTGAACGCTAACATCATAGTCGGAGACATGGGAAGCAAAGATAGAACAATAGAGATTTGCGAAAACTATGATGCTCACATTGTCAGGATCAACGATCAAGATAGGTCTGAAGGAAGAAACAGACTTATAGACGAATCCCCAAGTGGATTAAAGATGATGATAGAGCCATGGGAAGTGTTAGCTCAAGGTCATCAGAATGTTAAAGAAGGATATGCCAGCATATTGACAGGACAAGTAATCTCTAAGGATGTTCGATTTTGGAATGAAGGAAGATTTGTCAATCCAACATATGAGCGTCTCGAAACAGGGGCAGATCAAGAAACAGGAGTTTTGATCTACAGCATTGGCTCAAGAGACTTGAAAGAAGACTTGAGGCTGATAGAGATATGGAAGAACAAAGACCCTAGAATAGCCGCTCCATACTACTACCAAGCTTGCTGTCAACTGGGTCTTGGAGACTATGAAGGGTTCTTAAAAACAGCAGAGCATTACTTGTTCTTGGATAAAGATTCAATGTCGGCAATAATGGCTCGATATTACTTTGCCATGGTACATTTGATTTATAAGAAACAAGCAAGACCAGTGCTCCAAAACATAAATCTTTGTCTTTGTTCCAGACCTTTAATGGCAGAGTTTTGGTGCCTTATGGCAGATGTCTATTACCATCTTCTTAAGAAGTTTCGACAAGCAAAAGAGTTCTACGAGAATGCTTTGATTCTGGGCAAAAGAAGACTTGCGACAGATAAGTGGCCTATGGACATTTCGAAATATGGCGAGTATCCAAGAAAGATGATCGAGAGTTGCGACAAAATCGCAGAGACCCATTCCACTTATTCAAGCGGCTCATGACTACCATCCGCCTTCTTTGCGTGCTTTGTCATAACAGTCCATGCAACTTCCATGCTTGTTCCACTTGCCGCATTCACATGTCTTCCCTACTTGATTCAAAACTTCTGAATGAACAATCTGACCTTCTCTGTCATATTCTTCCCAAAGCCAAGGAGTAATGCTGTCGTCTTCTTTGAATTCGTAATAAATCTCAACAGCGAAATACCCATACTTCGTCTTGGGTTCTTTGAAGTTACCGCTATAAGCTCCGCTTAACCCTTCCACGGACTTACGAAGACCAAAGAGTCTTTGCTTATCGGCCCAAATGTCATGCGAGCCAGTATAAACTCTCTTGGGTTTTCCAGAAGGAAGATTATTCAGTTTAGCAACCCAGCCACCATCACCAGAACAATAAACAAACCCCTGTTCAATAAGATAATCATGATCAGACTGACTGACTGACTACGTTTTGCAATCCATGGATTCTTCATTAGTAAATTCCCTCTAGGTGGTTCACGACAATCGTAACATCATCCTTGTATCTTGCAACATCAAGCTGCTTCCTTCCGGGGCCTAATTCCCTGAGCTTAAAGACCAACTCATCTTTAGTGCAATTGATGACTTGCCAGCTATTGGCTGCAACCTTATCTGCACTCTTTTCAAGGTCTTCTACACTGGAAGCTTCCATGGCGGGAAAATAATCCCGAACTTGACTGCCAGCTTTCTTCATTACATTCAAATAAATTGGATGGTTACAAGCACATCCGGGGTTCTTAAGAAACTTACCGATGTCTTCTTGAAGTGTGTCTGGCAAGCTTTCTCTGAATCTCTCATCCATAAGAGCTTGTTTGATATTGTGTATTGTTACTTTTTTCTTATTCATCCCATAAATCCCATATCTTTGTCATAGTCTTCGCCGCCTACTCGTTTGGTTGGTGTTCCATCATCAATCCTCTGTTGTTTGTCAGCCTCTTCTTTTTCCATCCTGACTTTTTCATCAACAGACTTGTAGGCTTTTGCATATACGTCTGGAAGTTTTTTGCACACGCATCCTCTTCCACATTCAAGACACTTAAACATCTTAGTTGTAGAAACCGAGTCTCTGTATACTGTTTTCTTTTTAACAGAATCAAGTCTAGGTGAGCCACCGGGAACATCAACTCTTTTAACTTCTGTAAGCTCTTCTGCTTCAGAACCTTCCAGTTTTATGATCTTCCTAAATCCACAAGGCTCACAAAACATAAACCATCTTTTAATTGTCTGTACCGTCATCTTCATCCCCCACAACAAATTCAATTTTGCTTCTTAGTAGATACATGAGATCCGTATAAGTTTGAGCAATCACGCTGCCAGCAAATCCATAAATGGGGATCATCCACCAAAGATGCCATGAAAAGAATGCTCCACAAATCATACCAGCCCAAAAGCCTGTGCATTCATAGCATCCCAAAAGCTCTTTAGAAAAATTAGGAGTTGTCATCCAATCCCGAACACTTTTTCCTTTAATCATCAAAAGATCAAGAATTCTTCCATGAACAAGAATGTTAGTTAATCCAATTGTGGCCAGAGCAAACAACAATAAAGTCATTATTCATCTCCATCATCATCATCATCATCAATGTCATCTTTTTCAATATCGTCATCGTCGTCATTATCGTCATCATCGTCAAACATGACTTTTTTAAGCTCTTCTGGCTCATCGTCTTTGCTCTTTTTGCTATCTTTATTTTTAGATGGAATCAATCTTGGGAAAGGATAGTCCCAGTCTACTTTTTCAACTCTACTACCTTCTTTTGTGGTAGGAACGATAAGCAACTTAAATACTCCATCTTTGTCAATCAACTCAAGAGACTCTTCGTTGATCTCTCTAATCAATCTCAAAGTTTCTGGAATCTCATTCACGGTGTCAGGATGAAAGTTTACCATCAAAGAGATGATTCCTGTAATGTTACCGGCAGAAACATTTTGCTGGAACATGGTGTTTTTCTTTTGATTTTTAAGTCCACATTTTTGAATATCTAAGCTTTTTGCCTTATATCTTGGATATGGAGAATCATAATCAACTTTTTCAATACGGGTAGCTTCTTTGAATGTAGGAACAAAAACAAGCGCATATACTCCATCACTCACCATAGAATCTGTCAGACCTTGATTCATTTCTTTAACCATCTCTAATGTGGTTCTAGTATTTTGGCCCATATCAGGACATAGGTTGACCCAAAATATAATTACTCCTTTAAGCTTTGTTTCCGCCATTATTTCTCCTTATAAATTATCATCGCCAATGTGTTATATACAGAAAGTCATCATCTCTCCAAGTTGTGAAATTGCTGTAACCTTCAACCTCACACAATTCCTCACAAATACTAAAATCTTGCAAAGGAACTTTTGTGTCAAGAACTATGCTGTAATTTAGTTTCTCGACTACTATTTTATCATTAAAATACTCTTCTAAAACCTTAATGTCTTTTTCTGTAAGTTCGTTAAGACAATCTAAGAGCGATTGTTTGCCAGTTGGACGTAACATTGGTACAAGTTTAGACATTCTCCATATCTCAAAATGACTCCTCATTTGAGGAGGCAAAAGGCTTTGTAAACGCCTATCATGGAAAATAAGCTCTTCGATGTTAGAAAAATTTATATATTTCATACTCTGATACCAAAAATGATGTCGTCAGAAGCATCATAGTAATTCAAGGAGATAATTATGACAGATGATGTTTTCAGACCTCAAAGAAAAAAGGTCACAAACGCCGATCTGACGCCAGCCGATGTTACGGCTATGGCTCAGCAAGGAAGAGTGGATCGTGAAGGTGGGGGAGAAAATCCTCTCGACCAAGTTAAGCAAATCCAAGAAGCTGTAGCAAAAGAGACAGGAAGAGAAGTTCCTAAAACCTTTGACCCTTCAGAAGCACCCTTTGATATCGGCGGCAACGTGCCAGCAGACTTCAGAAAAATAATGCAAGAAAGGGCAGAAAGTCCCGAGCAGCTAAAAGAAGGAGATGCAGGTCCATCCAAAGAAGAAAAAGAAAGTGAAAACTTTGAATCTTTTGAAGCTCCACCAGATAAGCCTCGAAGAAAAAGAAACAAAAAGGCCACAGGAGATAAAAAGGTCAGAGTGACTGGCAGTAATGAGCTTGAAGCCTTGTTGGGCCAGTTGGCCCAAAATCATCAATGGGAAGAATTCAAGTGGCCTTCTAAAGCTAAGTTCTATGATGATGTACCAGAAACGGTAAACGTCAGAGCTATGACTGGTGAAGAAGAGCAAATTCTAGCCACACCTCGTTGGGTGAAAAAAGGCAAGGCTATTGATATGATTTTCAAACGATGTATCAAAGAGAACATCGACACAGAGAGTCTTCTATCTGTTGACCGAACTTATCTTCTGATCTACCTTCGTGGTATTTCTTATACTCCTGAGTACGATGTGGAAATCAAGTGTCCAGATTGTGGCATCAAGTTCTCATCTGTAATCGATCTTAACGACCTAAACGTCAATGGGTGCCCAGATGAATTTGATGGAGATGAACTAGGCGGAAATCTACCAACAAGTGGATTCTCTTACAACTTCCGTTTGGCTACTGGAGCGGACGAACAAGAGATCACAACTTATCGTGAAAGACGTATTCAAGCATGGGGCGATCAAAGCGAAGACGACACATTGCTTTATCGTACCGCACTGTTACTAGAAGACATTGAAGGAGTGACAATGAAGAAGGAATTAGCTCTTCTTCTTAAGAGACTTCCAATCAATGATGTAGCTCACTTAAGAAATGAAATCAACGAACCACCATTTGGTGTTGATACAGACGTGCCTATGATTTGTCCAAGTTGCACAGAGGAGTTCAAAATTGATCTACCGTTGGAGACCAATTTTTTCTTCCCAAGGAAGAAGGAAAAGACCCCAGCGTAGAACTCTGGCAGACGCTCATGGAGGAGCTATTCTTCTTCCAATATCATATGCACATGTCAAAGAGGGACTGTATGATTTTGCCAGTGCATGAAAGGAAATGGTTGATACAACGCTTTATTGAACAGAAAAAGCGTGAGTCTGAAGCTATAGATAAGGCACGTAAGAAGCATTAACGGGTGTGCAGCAATGAAAAACTTTT